GGTTTACCAAATAATGAAAAGCACAATGCGTCTAAGATTGTGCTCTTACCTTCACCATTCTTACCAATGATTAATGTAGTTGTTGATTTGTTTAGTAATACCTTGTTCGGAGAATTACCAGTTGATAGGAAATTCTGCCAAGCGATTGAGCGGAAGGTTATCATTCACTTACCTTTACTAATGTTTTCTTTCCACGGTAACATCTGAAGATTTTCTTTAACAGCAATTTCTTCTGGTGGAATGTTATTATCAAATCCATATCGAATAGAGACAATATGATCTAAGTGGTAGATTCCAGCTTGACCAGCTAACCCTCTTGGATAATTGTTTGGGTTAATCTCTGTGTGATGCTCTTCGTATATTTTTCTAGTTAAAACATGCACTCTATTTGAGTATCTACGATATTCTGGAGTGCTTTCCTTTTTCAAGGTATTTCTATATTCTTCAGTTTGCATATAAGATTTATCAATGTTCTTACTACCGCAACTCTGAGAACAATATCTTTTAGTGTCAGATGGAGTGACCATAAAAGATGCTCCACAATACAAGCAACTTCGTTCTTCTTGTTTAACCTGCCATGGTCTTTCTTTCCCTTTCTTGCTGCCTTTTGGAACAGTGACCCCAAGTTTGGATCTCCATCGTTGGGCAGTAGCAGTTCCTATACCAAGAACTTTAGATATTTCTACTAAAGTCTTAGATGGATTAGTTAAAATCAAAAGTTGTTCTTCTGTTAGTTTATGGAATTTCATAAATCCTCCTAATTTTATTTAGGAGTTTTCGTTTTTCTATTGTGGGTTATTAAATACAATCATTAAATAAACCCAGCTTCAGTTTGTGGAGGTGCTGGTGGCTCGGCATCAGAGTAGCGATATACATACTCTGGTTCTTTCGGTACAGTGTATGGGAAAGTCACTGGTACTCGTGATTCTCTACAGGTATAGTATGATTTGAATGGTTTACCTGTATCATAGGACTTAGCCCACTCCCAAAACACTTTACCATCGATGTCGTAGCATTCACCAGTGGCTTTATCCTTGAATACATGGGATGCTCGCTTGTTCTGATAAACATCATGCCCAATATCGCTCCACTCCCAGTCTTCACCAGTTAATGGAGCGATCGGTTCAAACTTCGCTAGTCTTGAGAATAGATTAATAGCATATGGTGCAGAAGAGCCAGAGTGCCCCTCACCTTCAAAAACTTCCAACAATTTCAGAACATGTTCACAAATCATCCCCTGCATCTCATCAGTGAATTCTCCGTTTTCGTTTACCCAACCTGCTGCTCGGAATTCTTCACGAGCGTGTTTTTCATAATTATTCATTTAGCCTTCCATTTCACGCCCATAATCTTATAGAGATATCTTCTAAAGATACTAGGTTTATTTTTAGACAACACTGTTAGTGGAGTCTGGTCGATGTCAATACAAAAAGATGGTTCAATGTTACTCAAAGTTGCCCATGTAACTCCTGTCCCACCAGCAATCAATACAGAACCAGAAATCATGTCTGCTCGTTTCTTTTCTTCATATGCATAACTCGGTTTAAAGTCCAAGTCAAGAGGGATCTGTTCTGTCAGTGGAAAGAAATACTGAATCTCAAGTTGTTGCATTTTATACCTCTACATTAACAGCTTCCGTATACAATGTTCTCATAAATGTTTTAATCTTTTCTTTATCAACATCTGTTTCAACAGAGTCAACATAGTTGGAGAGAACAGACAATGTATCTTCTAGATTAATTTCTTCGCCAATCTCACCATCTTCAAACTCAGAGAGATCTTCGATAATCTTAATATCGTATGCTCCCTTATTATACAACTTAGTAATAAATTTGTCAAATTTATAATAGTCTGTTTTGTTTACAACCACCAATTTCAAATATGTTTCTTTGAGATCTAATGCATCTAAATCGATCGGTTCACTATCCTTATCGTTGTATTCGATTCTGGCAAACATAGTATTAGTATTTGGGATGAAGCATAATTCCCTGCTTGATAAATCGAACAAGTGAAATCCTCTGGTATCGTTGTAATCTTGCCAAGTGAGTTCATATGGATTTCCGAGGTAGAAGATATGTCCATCATCACTTTTGTGATGATAATGCCCACTAAAAACCAGATCAAACTTATTGAATGTCTCTTTAGAAAGTCCTTCATTTGACTGCATTCCTCTGTGCATAGCAAACCCTGCGATCTCGAAATGACCCATACAGAGTTCTGATGTTGTTGTCTGCATCTCATCTAGAGATGCTTGATAGTTCTCTGGGCAAATCCATGGCATCATGCAAATCTTAATACCATTAATTTCAATAGTTGTAGGTTTATCAATCACATTGATGTTAGAATACTCTCGCAGAAGTAAATCTGGAGAGTTTACATCATTGGTGTTTTTGAAATAGGTATCGTGATTTCCTGCCAACATGTGAACACTTATATTCAAGTCACGCAAACGATCGAAGAACATTTTCTTTGCACGATCAAGTGCATAGAAGTTTACATATTTACGACGATCGAATGTGTCACCAAGAATTAATACCGTATCGATTTTATTTTCAACTAGTGTTGGAAAGAATATGTTATCATAAAACTTTTGAAAGAAATCAAGAAACGCTATGCTGTCATTTCTAGCACCGAAGTGCTGGTCTGTGATAATTGCTACTTTCAAATAAAACCTACCTTTCTGGTTGTTTTGGCAGTAGATGCTTGTTCAGATTGCTGATTGAAAACTTCAGCAATAGAATAAGGTGCAGCTCCTTCGCCCCATGGACGAACAGGAAGAGTAACTCCAAGTTTCTTGGCAAGAGTGTTTGCTTGCTCAACATTCAATGCGTCAAACGTAACAATATCAAAACATCTTCCTGGACGAACCAACGCATCGTCAATATCACGAATGCTTGGAAGATTGGTAGAGAAAATCATTTTCTTACCTTTTGTAGTTACAAGACCATCACCAACATTCAAGAAACGATGCATCATTGTGTTGCCATCGCTACGAGATTTTAGGAATGCGTCACTGTCTTCAAGAACCATAACTTCTGCATCATCTTCAATAAAACGTGCAAAGAAACCATCTTTCTCAAGAATACCTGCATCATATGTTACGATTGCAGAGCATGAACGATGTGCAAGCAGACCACGAATAAATGTAGTCTTGCCAGTTCCAGGTGGTCCAATCAACAGGAGAATGTTCGCAGAAGATTCCATATAACGATCGTAGTAGTCTTCAAGAGACTCACCATTAAGGAATGGATACATCTCAGCAACTGGAAGACGATCACGATTAAGAGGAACATTTACTGACTGCCCATCAGAAGAATAAATCCATTCAATGTATGATGTCACAGCAGTAAAGTTAGATTCAACAATCTCGATTATATCTTCTGCGAACTGTTCATCACCAAAGGCACGAACAGTTGTAGAGTTTGAGTTCACATCAAACTTAATAAGATTGTTTGTTTCTTCTTCGATGATAAAACCAGAAGAAGAATTCGTTTGCACGAACATAAAGTCTTTGAATTGACTCTCAGCCCATTTTTGCCATTGTGAGCGATTGCAGAGCACAGTTGTTTCACGTTGTACCGTAGAGAGATTTGCATCAACACGAAGACGCATCACCTCTGATGTTACTAGGTCTTCAAAATCAGAAACACCTAGAAAAATTTTATCACTTTGATTATCCATAATTTTACTCAAATTAAATTGATTGTCTGAACCATCCCATGTAAATCTTTTTAAGAATCTTTTACCTCTAGATTTATTAGGTCTTACTCTTCTTGCTGTGGCTAGTCTTTGTCTCAATGCTCCACTTTCTAAATTTCTTATCAAATCACTTATCGGTCTCGCTTGGCTCATCTGTCTCACCTAAAAAATCATCTAGATCTACTTGCTTCTTTTTACGTTTTGCTTTCTTGCGTTCCATAAATGTATCATCAAAGTTATTGTTCTGTTGCATAAACTCTAAGTATGCATTATGAAAGTCAGCACCCTCATCACCCTCTTGTAACTCAAATGCTTCAAATGGCATATCTTGGATTAATTTACCTTTGATGTAACTTTGTTTCTTTTCTTTTGCGATTCTACGAAGAAATGCATAGTAGATAATCTGTGTAAAGTATGAAAAAGGATTGTTAGATTTACTCGGATCAAAGTTGTCTATGTATTGAATGCAATTTTCCACACCATCGAGAATCATATCATCTCGATAACTGTAGTTTATAAAATTGGGTTTATAAGATAGATGTGTTGCAATCTTAAGAATGCATTCACCGATATAGTTGCTGACGATGGGCTTTGGGTTGCCTTCTGTTTTTGCTTGTGAACACTTCGCTCGATACTCGATAAGTGCCTGCAAAAAGTCAGCGTTATTTACATAGTGAGCCATACATAAAACTTCCTCATATAATTAAACATACTGTAATTCTACATCAAACTCATTGAAAAGACAAATCTTATTTCATTACAAAATACATTTGCCTTTTTATTTGTCTTGAGGCATAATCTACGGTGTTGGGGTTTGAAGAGATAGATTAGTGTACTGTATCGTTTCCTCTGACAAGAGTTAACGGTAGTTCTTCTTCTTCTGGTTTTCTTCTTAGCAGTTCAGCAAGCATTTTGATTCTTTTCTCTGCTTCTTCTACTGTAATCTCGTCTGCATCATCCCAATGTTCTAATAATTCTTTATTGTCTTTGCTAACAAAAGAAGTTTCCTCGTGTTCTTTTACAATCTTCATATAATGAGGAATAAAAACGTGATGTAGTTTCTTACAAAACATCACATCCTTTTTTAGGATTACATATACTTTATCATCAGAAAATTGACACAATGGGTGAGCAGTGATATGCTCACGACCTGTTTCTAATACAGGAATTGATCTCATGACCATTGGGGTTTCAAGTAGGATACGATCCTCATCTTCTTGACGCAAGACAGCCATAACCTGTTCACCTGAACAGAGTTTCAATACTACAAAAAATTCTGAGCCATCTAACATAGATCAACCTCTACAATTTTTGTTTTGAATTCTTCTTCAGCATACGTTTTGTAACGCTCTGCTGCATGATTTAGAGTATGATTTTTCCAAGACTTCCAATGTAAATCGTCAGCAATATCAAAAAGATTACACTGAGATTTACCATCCTTTAATCTTAACCCACGACCAATACTTTGCAGGTTACGAATCTTGGACTTGCTTGGCGATGCAAAAATGACATTCTCGATAGACGGTATATTGATCCCAGTTGAGAATGTACCAAAACTAGCAACAATAATAGCATCGCTTTCTTGTTCAGTGATATGACGAATTGCTTCTCTATCTGAAACATCAGTTCCGCCATAAACAAAAAATATTTTGCGATCTTCGTGTACCTTTTCTTTAATCAATTCATAGAGAATCTTACCATGCTTCTCTACATACTGGAACAGAACAAGTGTATTTCCTGCTGATTTGACTGCGAGATTGCGTATAAATTTATTTCTTTGTTTGCAACCTACCAACCAGTCAATTTCCTCTTGATATGTATTGTTCTTGCGTTCCTTGCGTATCTCTTCCGTGTACTTGAGAATGATACACATTATATTTAGGCTAGACAATCTTCCAGAATCCATAAGGGTTTTCG